TGAGATTATTTTTTAAGGACTGATTTTTTGCCAAGACGATTATTTAGATATGATGGGAATAGATGGACCAAAGTAGAAGACGATGTACGTATGACTTTAACAAATACAGATACACGCGGTACACAAAAAGGTACATTTGTAAATAACACAAACTCAAGCACTATTGCAGGAGACACAGTTGAAGAAAGACAGAGCTTATCACAAGCTCTAAGACCTAAGGCAGATAATTAATGCAACACTTTTATGACGGACAAATAAGAAGATATATTACGCAAATTATTAGACTTATGAGTAATTTTTCTTATAAGGACGGCAGCGGCACAACTGTACAAATTCCTGTAATGTACGGAGATATAACTAGACAAGTTGGATCTATTCTGAGAGATAATTCCGAAAATAAAATTCCTAGCGCACCAAGAATGGCTGTATATGTAACAGGCTTAGAAATGGATACACAAAGACTTGCAGATAGTAGTTATATAAACAAACTTAACATACGTGAAAGAGCATACGATAGTGTCGGTAATGAATATTTAAAAACAGAAGGAAAAAACTACACAGTTGAAAGGTTGATGCCTACTCCATATACACTTAGCGTTAGTGTAGATATTTGGTCAACTAATACTGATCAAAAACTACAGATTATGGAGCAAATACTTATGTTGTTTAATCCAAGTTTAGAAATTCAAACTACTGATAACTACGTTGATTGGACTAGTCTTAGTGTTGTAAATTTAGAGCAAGTTACTTGGAGTAATAGAAGTATTCCGGTAGGAACAGAAAGTGAAATAGATGTAGCCACCTTAGCTTTTCAGACTCCAATTTTTATTAGTCCTCCGGTTAAAGTTAAGCGGTTAGGAGTAGTAACAAATATTATTAATAGTATATTCAGTGAAGAAGGTGCAGTAGAAGTTGATTTTGGAAGCTCTAATTATGCAGAAGCAAACGTAAGAACAAGAGTAGCTATTGCTCCAACTGGTGAGATTGAAACTATTAGAGAAACTAAGAAAATAGAAACAGATTTAACCGACATAATTATTTCTAATACACACAATACTCCAGAATTACTTGTAATGGGAAATAGTGCAAGATTAATTGTAAAAGGAATTGTTAACGGAGAATCTTGGACGGGGTGGATTAAAGGACACCCTGAAGTTTTTCAACCTGGAGTCACAGAGCTAAGACTTAACAGAAAAGATTTAGATAACGAAGTAGCAGGTACTGTAGCAATCAATCCAACTGATGAGTACGATCTGACCGTTACTTGGGATGAAGATACTCTGCCAACAGATACAGTTATCACTAGCGACTTAGGCGATAGAAGTAAAATAGACTATATTATCGATCCACAAAAATCTAATCCTTTAGATCTAGGACTTACTGGTAATCCAAGAATTTTAATACTAGGCCCAATTGGAGACAAATCAAACCAGGACGGTCCAGATGCTTGGAAAAATGCAGACGGTACTGACTTTGTTGCAAGTGAAAATGATATTGTAGAATGGGATGGAGTGAAATGGAGTATCATATTTGATGCAGATACAGATGTTAGCATTTATGGTACAGTGTACACAACGAATCTAAATACAGGCGTTCAATATAAATTTGATAGCGGTGAATGGATACTTTCGATTGAAGGTGAATATCCAAATGGAACTTGGCGCCTAGTTTACTAAGATAACTACAAGTATGGACAAGATTACTTGCAGTGGTGCATTATTTTATACATTAGATACTAATCGTTTCTTATTTTTACTAAGAGCACAAGGAAAAACTGCTGGTCTTTGGGGATTAGTAGGCGGAACCAACGAGGAAAAAGAAACTCCCTGGGAAGGTCTTAAAAGAGAAATTGTAGAAGAAATAGGAAATGTTGATATTAAAAAAACAATCCCTTTAGAAACATTTATTTCCAATGATAATCAATTCCTGTTCCATACTTATCTTTGTGTTGTCCAGAAAGAATTTTTACCTAAATTAAATGATGAACATAATGGCTACGCTTGGGTCGAATTTGGAAAATGGCCAAAACCTTTGCATCATGGACTTAAAAATACATTGACAAATAAAACAAACATTGCTAAACTAGAAACAGTTTTTAAAATGATAGATTTGATGGAGTAATAATGCAAGATAATAAACCAATAAAAACTAATTATGGATACGAAGTGTTATGGGCTCAAACTAATAATTATGAAGCTAGATTCCTTGTATTTGAAAAGGCTCACGCTAAGACCGATATCTATTTAGATAAAAATACAGATAAATCTTGGTTTGTAAACACTGGCAAATTTAAAATTCGTTGGATTGAAACCGAAGACGGAAAAATATTAGAGCAAGAATTTCCAGAAGGGACAGTTTTTCATGTTGATGCAATGAAACCTACACAAGTTATTTCTTTGCAAAATGATAGCAGCTTAACAGAAGTAAGTAATGTTCGTTCAAACGATCGTTTTACTATTATGAATGCAGAGCTTGTTGCCTAATGAAAATCACAGCATCAGAAAGATTTAAACAAGAACTAGATATTTTTAATGAAAAATTAGACACAATATCCGATGAAAAATTAAAAGATCAAGTTTTAGATTTAATTGAAAAATTAAAAATAATAATGGGAGATATCGACATTGGTCACGATGGAAATCTAAACGGTTTTATGAATCCTCATCTTATCTCGCATAAAAGACACGAAATAATTTCTATAAGAGAAAAAATTTATAAATTACTAGGTTTAAAACTTAAAGAGCGACAAACGACTTAACTGTAATTGCACCTACCATTGGCGCATGTGAAGTACATTGGTATCTATAATTTCCACTTATACTTGAAGGAACTTTCCAATATAGAATTCCTTCGTCTTTATTTTGTGCATTTCCTTCTAATGATACAGTTCCGTCAGGAGCAACATGAACTAGTCCTGTGTTGTACGGAGTACTTGTAGGATCTTGTATTTGAAAAGGATGGCCTCCAGAACCATTTAAATCAAAAGCAATAGTAGTTCCACTTATTGCATAAATTGTAGGATTATTGGTAGTTCCGTACTGGTCAAATCTATATGCGCTATTAAGAGTTTCAGTAACATATAGCATAGTAATAGCTGGCAAATACATTTGTCCAACTTGCCAATTAGACACTACAAATGTGCCAGCAGTGTTACTATTATATATCACAGACCCGTTTTGTAAACCGCTAATATTAACATCTGTTAGATCATTTAATGATGTTGCACCGCCTCCTGCTCCTGTATAATTGATAGTCACTGTATCATCTGTTATAGATGTACTGATATCAGTACCTCCTAAAATGTTAAGAGTATCTGTAGTTGTATCTGCCTGCGTACTTCCGCTATCACCTACTATAGTATACCATAAATTTTGGTCGCTGCCGCCACCTCCACCTCCACCTGTGTAGCTTATAGTTAAAGTGTCGTCTAAGATCGAAGTGGTGATAGAACTACCACCAGTAATTGTTAATGTATCATTAGGATCGTCTGCACTAGTTACTCCGCTATCAGATGCAATATTTTTGAATGTATTTGATTGTAAGGCAGAACTTCCTGCTGAAACAATATTCCAAGATACTCCGTCCCATTGCCATGTGGTTGTTCCGTCTGTAAACGTATCGCCTTCTGATGGGCTATTAGGGTAGTTAAGTGCCATTTTATATTTCCTCTAACATTATTTATGATAAGCCTGTTCCAAAGGATCCAGCAATTCTATATGATTCATTAGTACCGTATTTGCTATATAAAAGTTTATTCGGACCCCCCAAAAGTGTCGTACTAAATTGAGCATAGTCCGTGCTTGAACCAGTTTGGTATATTGCACTAGTTGCATCTAAAAGTATTTTTTCTTTTACTTTTGCTGGATTTAAATCAGGTCTGGCGCCTAACATTAGTGCTGCTACTCCTGCAACTTGCGGTCCTGATTCGCTTGTACCTTGCAGCATTGCAATTTTATAAGTTGCATCTCCAGGATAGTCGATACCTGAATAGCTGTTAGTTGTGCTTGTACAACTAATGATATTTACTCCGGGTGCCCATATATCTACAGCAGGTCCTCTATTACTAAAGTTTGCCACTCTATCTAAATAATCACCTGCATTATCATATATATCTGTATTAATTGCACCTACTTTAATGGCATCGTCGCTGTAAGGACTACTTCCTCTGTGATAAAAATACGTAATGCCACCTATAACTACCTCATTATCATAGTCGTCACCTGTAGACAAATCGTGTTTATAATAATCATTACCAGCTGATATTACTACAACTATTCCAGCATCAATCATATCTTCAATTTCTGCATCAGCAAAAGCATTACGTGCAGGAATAACCCTTAACGTGCCAGGATAAGAACTTACTACTCCGTAATCTACCCATAATGTAGCGTCATCTTGATTTGTAAATGTCCACGGAGTTCCTCTATAATTTCCACCAGTAGGATCACCGACGGCTTCGCTAATATATCCCCAACTCATATTTACGACAGTTGGACGACCATTAGTTTTTGCAGTATGCCATAGTCTAATACTGTCAAATGCATCGGCTATAGGAATACCAGTGCCGCTGTCTCCAGAGCCCTCAAGACCTGCTAATTTTTGTGAATATACGTTTGCATTTTTGGCCCAGCCATAAGTCAATCCTGCTACTATTCCGGCACTATGTGTTCCATGTCCGTCTAAGTCTCTGTCGTGATTTGCGTTTTGTGTTCCAGCTAGTCCGCTTGCAGAATACCAATCAATACTTTGGTATCTTGTATTACCTTCATAATCATTCCATTCTGGATGTAGTGGCTCAATGCCGCTATCTTGTATAACAACGTCTACTCCTGTTCCATCTAATGCATAAAGATAATTACTATCTGGTGCTGCACTAGATTGTCCGTAAACATTTGTCAAAGATATACTTCTACGCAATCCCCAATTTACTAATGTTGAATCTATACTTGACGGTTTCGAAAAGTCTGCGGTTTGCGTAGCATTCAACTTCATTTTTATATCATCTCGTTGATCTGGCGGGATTTCTACAGCTTCTATACGATTGTCTTTCCTAAGATTTTCAGCTTCTTCGTCTGTTAGCATCCAATGAGTAATCCTTTTAGATCCTGGCCGAGGATTTGCTACATCTACACTTCTTTTAGGAACAGCATTATCTCCAGTTTCGGCAGCTAAATCACTGTCTACTTCTGAAATATCTATTCCTCTCTTAACTATAACTGCGTATTCTTTTTCCATTTATTATCCGTATGTGTTAACTGATGCTAAAACTTTCCAACTGTTACCTGTTCTAATAAAACTAAAACTTACTATGTCTGTTTGATTTGCTGTATAGTTTAATCCGGTTCCTCCCACAGATAATGGCGTAAAGTTTAGGCCGCCGATACTAACTGATGAAGGACCATATGCAGTTGCGCCTTGTTCGATAATTAGAACACAGTTAATTGTTCTATCATTTGTTGTAGGAATATTTGTAAAATTGGGGGTAAAATTAGCTGCCGGACTTGTATGATAAAAAACAGCTCCTGTGTCAAAATCGTGATCTACAACTCCTGTGGCTCCTGTCTTTGCAGGTGTAACATCAGTTGAATTAGTAATAACAAGTAATCCTGCTGCACTTGCAGCTATTGCTGCATCTACATAAGTTTTAACCGCGCCTTCTGTAGGAACAGCAGTATTGCTCGAATCGGCAAGTAAGGTATCTGTAGAAATTTCATTGATAGTTGCTCCAAGAGATAAATTAAAATCTGCTCCTACAGATAGATCTCCACTTGTGACCACACCGTCTGGTGCAGTAAGTGTAATTGAACTTGCACTAACAAAATCAGGAGCACCTGCTTCTGTACTAACAAATGCTGTACCTGTTATTACTCCGCTGCTGGTAATAGGACCTGTAGAAATTGCATTGGTTGTAGTCGCTCCTGCGGTTGTTATTGTATCTAAATCTTGTTGTGCGGCTCCTGCCGCAGCAATAGTTATTGTGTTAGTTGATACATCAGAAGTAACTGTAATATTTGCACCGGCTTCTACAGTTAATGTTTCTGATCCGCTTGCAACTAATGTACTACTACCAGTAACTTCTATTTCGTTAAACGTATCGACACTAGGAGCAGGTACACTTGGTTGGACCCATTGACTGCTATCTGCATCAGATACATAAACAAAGATTTTACCATTAGTACTGTTAAACCATATATTACCAGCTGCTGGTTCTGTTGGAGGTGTATCGCTGACATCCACGCTTGCGCCTCCGCCGCCTCCGCCGCCGCCTACACCTGCTGCTGTAGCTTTTGCTAAAAAATCAGTATTTGAAATGTTGTCTAAATCTGCTCTAGCTATTTCAAAACCTGCTTGATCTTTGCCGCTATAAACTCTTAGACTATTTGTTATTTTATTGAAGAAAACTTCGCCGCTCGACCCTACATTACGATCTAGAAAATCATCAGGTCTAGGAATAATTCGTATTCTATCTACTACTGGTGCTGGATTGGCCATAGTTGTTCCTTTATTATAATATATTTATCGTAAAATGTATATAGGTACACCGACTACTTATAAATAACTTGGAGGATAGTAAATGGCTAAACCAAGGTTTGATGAACACTACATAAAAGTATGTATGGATGAAGCTCCAATTGACCAAGATCATTATGAGTTTAACATAAATGGTAAACCGATTGTAATTAGAGGAAAAACTATTAAATACCATTTATATAAATTAGAACATTTTGAAGAGACAAAGGTAGCCGAAGCATTTTTTTGGCTGAGATGGCACGGGCGACCACTAGGCGATTATTGTATGCAATTAGCAGAATCATTAGCTACAAATGGAAGCATTGTTCCTGCAATTCACAATATTCCATTGGAGTTCAAAAAATGATTTACGAGCTTGTAGGAAATTCTTATATAAAATACGAAATCAAAGACAGAAAAGATGACAGTACAAAATACATTGCAAGGAAAAAACAAAAAGATTTAGTAAAACTTAAAAAATTATTATTTGCATCTCTATCTATGCAAGACACAATTTTATTATATAATAGTAATGGAAGTTATGAAACATTTGTTGCTAATTTTAATTTTAAAGAATATCCACATATTCCGCTAAAATTTTCTTTCTATAATAAAAAGGAAAACTCTTACCTAAATATAACTAAATTTCCGATTCACGATGCAGTCTATAATAAAGATTTAGCGTTAGACTTATCTTGTATTGAGGAAGTAATTATACCAACTGACAGTTTAGAAAATCTTGAACAACTAATTTCTCAGCAAAAGTTTATAGTTTAAAATGTTTTTGCCAAACTTCTTTTAACTTATTCCTTTTTGGAAACCAAGACATTGAATTAAAGTATTTCTTTTTCTTCTCCCATAACAAATCATTTTCATTAGCATCTCTGACTTCTAGTTCTAACTTTCTGTCTGTTACCGGAATAACATGGCACAAAGGAGTACCGGCTTTTATTAGGTGTCTGCCATTTTTTACGTTCCAACGAACTTGAACATTTATTTCGTTACTAATTCCTGGATCTAAAATTCCAATTGTAGATTCAAATTCAAAACTATCAGGATAAGCTATAGGTATCATTAGTATTTTAACATCTTTGGGAGCAATTATTCTCCAAGGAGTATTAAACTTAATAACACCTTCTAAGCTATAATGAGGAGTCGACATTGTCTTCACAATGTCGTGCTCATGGCTTCCTAAAGGACCTTTAATACCATCAATTTCTAGTCCTTCGTCACTAGGAATAGCCCATTTATATGAATGGCCGTCACCGTTTGTTTCGATTAAACATTCATGCCACATAGGTATTATGTAACCATAATTGTACAAATCAAAAATACCTGGACATTGCATAATATGATTAAAAGGACCGTCTTGTTGCTTTCTTTTTTTATAATCTTGTCTAGCGTTTTTAATCCATTGGTGATCTATATGTTTTGCTTCGAATACAGGAACTGTATCGGTTACTCCGGGAATTAAACTAACAAATGTAATTTTATTTCTCATACGTTATGCTCTAAAGTAATATCAAATGCAATGTTAATCCTAGTCGATTCGGAATAGTTTGGCTCTACTTCATGCGGCACCCACGCCGGCCAAAGGATAAAATCACCGTCATTAGGATTGATATAAAAGTCTCTAGTAAATGGTCCTGTGCTTATAATATTCGATAATGTCATAGCAGGATTAATAAAACGTAGTTCTCCTGTATTTTGTGCCTGAGCATAATAGACTGCCGAGAAATGTGCTGTGGCATGATTATGCATAACATTTCTACTTTGCGGATCGTTAACGTTTATCCAATATCGTAAATTTGACTTTGTAGTTGCAGACTGGCCAAAAACTACATCTTCTTTTTTATAATAAGAAACTGCTTCAACAAGTAAATCATCTAAGCAATTAAAAATCCATTCGTGATGCATTAGATTTGTCTCTCCTCGCCAGCAACCTGGATTTGTATATCCTAAGTTAGGAGTCGATTGTTTATATTGATAAATTTCTTTTATAAGCTCATTGCGCTGGTGTTCGGATCCTACAGAATGCCTAACAAATAAATTTGAATTAAACAGAGTTTGCATCATTTATTTCCTTTATATAATCATAATGGTTAGGGAATGTTGTTTTGATTAAATTAACTCTATGATTTTGATTTTCAATAAAAATTTTAGAATACAATTCAAGTTCTTGGCTAATGTCTTGCTTTTTATAACTTCCTGCGGCATGAATGACACTAAACCACTGGGGTGTACTAAACATGCTGAAAGGAGTTAATCTAAACCGTTTACTAGGAGTAGGATAATATTGATTTATAATTTGTCTAATATTTTGTGGTAAATCATATATAGATCCCTTACGTATATCTTTCCAAAAATTTGTGTCTTCTTTATTACTAAAATAATAATGTGCCCATACAAATGCAAAAATTTCATCAATCATAATATTAAATTGACTATTAATAATTTCTTTTGCTCTGTTGTTTAAAACATTACCTTCTAAATTAAGTACGTGTGCTAAGTTTTCTACTACAGTAGTAGTGAAAGTAATTCCGGTTGCTTCTAATGGTTCAATAAATCCTGCACTTAGACCTACAGCAACCACATTGTTACGTGCTACATTTTCATGCTTTCCGCACTTCATTTTTAAATGGTTTGCAGGTGCATTGTATTCTTTTAATGTATCTCTTAATTCTTGTTCTGCTTGTTCATGATTTATGTATTTAGAACTATACACATATCCATTACCAATTCTTGTATAAACAGGAATAGTCCAACGCCAGCCAGCATTCATTGCTGTAGCTTTTGTATATGGATGGCATTCTGCATTTGGATCTGTATATTGTGTAGGCATTGCCACTGCACTATCGCAAGGCAAAAAATCTTGATAACTTATAAACTCTTCGCCTAGTTCTTTTTCTAGTAGAACACTACTAAATCCGGTACAATCAATGTACAAATCTGCTTCATATTTGTTTTTATCATCATATAGTGCAGTTATACCGTTTTCGTTTTTATCTATTCTAGTAATAGCAGTGTCTACGTGAATTACTCCGTTGCACACGGTTTTTAATGTATCAATAATTTTTGCGGCATTAAAATGAAATGCACCGTAATTTTCTTCACCGATCGCAAAGTTCTGATCTAAACCTTTAAACTTAGGTGATACGTTTTTCTTTGCTAATTGGTATGCAGGAAGCCAATCAAAAAACTCTTTTTTATCTTTACTAATAAAATAATCGTTTGTATAAAATTCATCTGCTATAATAGAATTTTCTTGGCGATCATTATCGACAAAGTAAGGAGTATCATTCCATCCTGTCAATTCTACTCCATATTTAAAAACTGCTTCGCTAGAAGGTATCCAGTCATTTGGTCTCAAACCGCACCTATACAAAAATCCTGCAGAGTAAGGTTGTGTTCCTTCTCCAACACCAATAGGTCCTTTTGCAAGATCTTCAATTAACATTATTTCTGGTTTTAATCTTAGATTGTTATTAAGGTAAGCGGCAGTAAGCCAGCCACTTGTACCTCCTCCTAAAATTATAATTTTTTTAATTTTCGTTAACATAAAAAAGAGACTCTCTATCATATAAACCTATATTCATTGCAATCGATACTCTAATTTTTTCGCTTTGCTGTGGATTAACTGCATGACGTAAATATGAAGGAAATATAATTAAATCTCCTTCTTCAATGAATGTAGGTACTGTTGCCAATTCTTTATAGTATGGCGGTAATTTATCTTTATTTTCTGTAGGAGCAGTAGCTCTTAATATTTGTTCGTGGGGGTTATAAAATTCTACTGCTTTATGCTCGTCTTTATCAAATTCTACATAATGAATAGCAGAAAACATAATAGGCATTGGTCCTGAGATATGATTGTGTTCTTCTTGCCAGCCGCCCTTTCCAGTAATATTATACCAAAAGTATGGTCGAATCATCCAGGATACACTTGTATCAAACCCAAGATTATTGAAAAGATTGTTAAAGTCTTGTCTGTAATAGTCTGTAAAAAGTTTTTGATCTAATGTAGGTGCTCCGTCAAAATAATCAGAAAATACTCTACATACTGGCGAGTTGTATCCTTGTTTTTCATACACTGGCTTAATTGTGTCATCTATATGTTTTCTTATTTCATTATGCATAGATGCTTTTGTAACAAATATTGGAGTAGGAAATAAATCAAATCTCTTCATTTTTTAATCACCATAATATATAAGCCATTCCACCAACCGTCTGGATCTTCTTCGTCATTTAATATAAGTTTAGAATAAACAATTTCTGAGCCCATTTTAGCAAACATATCATTAGCCGCATATACAGTTCCTTCCCAATTTGCATCATCTAAAACAACAATAGTTTCATTTGCTAATATAGGATACACATACTCTAATGCTTTTACGGTTTCGTCGTACCCGTGTTCTCCGTCATAAAAAAACATCTTTATAGGCTCTTCAATATCTGATAATTCTACATCATATAAGTCTTTGTTTATAACTTTCACAGAAGAATTGCCAACAACTCCTTCTATATTTTCTAAGAATGTTTCTTTTTTGTTTGGGGGTAACTTGATTTTTTCATTCTGTGGCTGAATATCGTTTTCCCATTTGTCAACACAGTATGCACTAATCAAATTATTTTCTAACACAGATGCTAACGTTGCTCCCTGATACGAACCTACTTCTAAGTAAGTATCTACACCTTGTGCTAGGTTATTAAGCAAAGTTTGAACACGTGGTGATGTTAATCCAGGGATGGAATTTGACGTTGTCACTATGCCGCTCTTTAACACACTATCTGCTACATGCTTTGCAAGTTCGCTATGCTTTTGTGGACTTTTTGCCTTGTAAATTTTATCACAATATTGACACTCCCAACAATCAAACTTGCAGTTACGTATTTTGCTTCGCCAAACATCGATAGGTTTGTCTTTTAAATTTGTTTCCTTAATATAACTGTCAAACGTATCAAATAAAATTTCTTCATTGTAGTGCCATCTTTTAACAATATTCATTGTTTCTGACAATCTTTGCACACTTTCTCGGCCATGCATTTTAAACACATCAATACCTAAATCATTTAAAAATTCTTCCCAATCTTCTTTCCAAGGTGGTAAATCGGCTGTTTTTAAACTAACGCTAGGATCATCGACATCCCATTTAGGACAACTTACTCTACTTATAGGATCGTTAAAATATTGAGGATTATTACTTTGTCTAGTATTGTTAAAATGAAAGTGTTCTACCATCATTGGACAATTACCTAAACAGCCTTCGTTTGCTAATAGACTGTATTCTATATCTTTCCCTAAATTCTTTTTAATCCATAGTTTTGCATCTTTCAAGCGTAGAAGTGTATCTTTATCACGCATTAAATCTCTATCAAGATTAATATAATCAAAACCATACTTTGCGAGATTAACAATCTCGCTTGCAGTTCTAACGTCATTTAGGATTGTATTTTTTACCTTTAATTCTGGAAACGCTTTCTTTATTTGTCCAGTTGCCATCCAATGTGTATGAGGAATAGTTGCTGTGCGAACTCCTACATCATATAGTATTTTAAAGTTTTTAATAAATGTATCTAGGTTTTTTTGGTCTGGCCTAACTTGAATATTATTAAAAGTTGCGCTAACAGGAATACCAACTGTATCCTGGATATTAAGAGCAGCTCTAGCAAGGTATACGTGATCTTCTTCGCCACCTGCAAATACATCTCCCATTGCGTCAGATTCAAAAGGCGGAATACGAGAGGTAAAATATATATCGTAAATATAATCTTTATACAGTTTGCAAAAGTCTAAAAAATCTTGATATTGATCTGGACTTAGTTTTGGATTGAGTGGAATACTAAAAACTTTTTTTGACATACTACTTCCTAATTTATACTAGTATATAATCTTTTACTAAGTATGTCAATCTTCTTCTTGAGTTTTTAGTGTTTTTATGGTAAGAACAGGAGTAAGATCTTCAACCTTGATTCCTGGCGTTAAGGTATCAAAATATGTGCCTAAATATCTGTTTAAAGTATCGATACTGTTAGCTTCCATAATTATTTTTTTTAACGCTCCTATTTCTTTAATACTAGAAGTGTGATTTTCTACGTAATTGCAAAGGATTTTTTTCATCAGACTTGTACAATTTTTTTTATCATTAGCTGTTAGATGATACACTTGTTTATCACCTTCTTCTTCTTCGAGCAAACTATATCCTACAAATTCTACAGGATCTTTGACACCTTTGGGAGGTTTTTTAATAGTAATTTCATTATTATATGCACCAGTAAAAAAAGAAGACTTTGCTTCTTCTTTCGTTATGACTACATGATTAAGCCATTCTAAGTATTTTCCATCTGGCACTTCAGCAATAGTATAGTGCCAATACGCATCTAGGATTTTATAATCTCTATCTACTCTAGGGTCATTCCCCGGTAGCGTCTCGTACGCTATGTACATTCAAACTTCCTTCTTGGTCATCTTCTACAGATTTTGCTAATGTTAAACTATCAGTTCCAACACTTCCATTAAGTTTTAACATATCCTCGGCACGCTGTTGCAATGTTAATTGGATATTTTGGTTTTGTACAGCATAATTGTAGCAAAGATTTAATACTTCTGTTTGCTGATCTGCAGGCAACATACAAATAGCATCCATATTACCGCCATTAATGCGACCATAAAAAATCATGTCCATAGCTGCTTGCTTAGCCATTCTATTTGTCCAATACTCTGCTTCGTATTCATCTTCTTCTTCTGTATCTAAAACTTCAAGTAAACTACGACCGTCTGCTGTTTTACCTTGTTCGCTTTCAAGCAATTCATTAACAAGGTCTACCAAATTTTGTCTTTCAAGATAATAATCATTCATTCTACGTTTAGTAATACCTAGTTCTCTTTCTAACTTTCTAATTTCAAGTGCAAACTTTTTTGAAATTAGAGGATCATCTGTACTTTCACTATTTCGTCTTTCAATTTCAATATCTAATTCGAGCTTGTCCATTTCATATTCCATGCGTTCAAGTTGCTCTTCTCTTGATTTAATTTCAAGAAGCCACTGACGCATTTTAGCAAAAGGAGTAATTTGGGCATCGCCAACAAAGTGGCGTAATTTAAATCTCGGGTTGGTCCATTCTTTATTAATTGCTACATCTACAATTTGTTTATCTTTTTCGTCAAGAAATTTTTGATCAGTAATCGATGATTGATTCCAAGCATCTGTATGATATTGTTTTAATCGATCTGGAAGGTTCCACATGAATATTACTCCTTAAATATATACGATATTTAATATAAAAAAATTATTATTTGATTGAAAGTGGTTAATCACGCCAGCCGCAAGCAGCAGAACTCATACCAGCATGACCTTTTGGTTCCATACTAGAACCGCCTTGGAACCCACTTTCATTAGCATAGTTCCAACGCCAACTGATATTGTTTTGCAAGCCATTGTACATGCCTATCATGTACTGGTGATGCTGACCCATTGTGAAGTTTTCTTCGCCTGAATTGCCACTAGGCTTAGTGCGTGTACCGCTTGTAGAGTCGGTGTACATGTTTGTCCTACGCAAGTTGTATCCACCGTTGTATCCACCTTCGTTGCCTGCCCACTGGTATTCCCATTTAGCATTAACTGTTTTTTGCTGGTGACTATTTGAAGGACTTGTACCGCCTCTTGCTGCAGAACTTTTTGTAGCAAAGGTAAATGTTCTTGCACTTGCACCTTGGTATCCTGCCCAGAATTGAGCTCTATATTCTCCGCTCATTGCCCAGCTATCGCCGGTTCCGGGATTTTCTATTTCACTTGCAGCAGTTTCTGTTAGCAAATTCCATTCTTGGATTCTTCCGCCGTTCAATGTATAACCGTAATCAGTTCCGTCCCACATAGAACCTTGTCGTACGTCACTGTAGATAAGATCCCATTTGTTTTGATGTGAAATATTATTTTCAGTACGCATACTAAAGCCAGTTACGTAGTTACTAGACACAACGTGGCCTCCGCCTGCACCCATAATAAACATATTATCTTTGTTGTTTATACTAGACTGATAGTTAAATCCTCTAACCTTACTATCACCGAGGTTAGTTGTTGAATCTGTCGACATATTTGTTCTATTAACATTAGTCCAAACAGCAGCACTTTTGTATCCGCCGGCAGTATAGTTTGTCGTAATAATCTGTCTAGCTGCAAATGGAACTGTCATAGACTTCCAATTACCTCTTTCTGTGTCGTGAGGTGCAGCAAAAAATTCTAAACCATCTCTACCTGCATTATAGCGTATTTCTCCATCACTTCCCATAGAAAAGAAATACATTGCAGAATAGTTATCAAGATTGTGTGTTCCTGCTGATAGCGTTCTTTGCCAAATATCCCAATCACCTGTGCTATAACTATCGATTAGATTCTCTCCGTAAGAATCCACAATTTGTGTCCATCCGGATGTGCTTACCGCGGACCAACCAGGTTGACGCAGATAATATACAGTAGCTTCTTGATCTAGCACTACAGTAATATTAGACGAGTCGTTAATGTTTAATGTGCATGGAAGTCCTAGTAAAAATTCTGGTAAGTTTTCGTATCTCCCCCAGTTAGTAGCTGCCGGATCGATATATAATTGCAACCCGTTACGTGCAACACCTAATCCTCTAGCACTGTTAGAAAGAGTAACTCCGCCTAATGCATATATATTATTTGCTCCATTGTCAGTAAGAACAGGAAGATGCAAATAACCTGTATCATTAATAACTGTATTTTTTAACGTAGCCATTCTTTAATCTCTCCACCAGCAATGTCCTGAACTGGACCCTGCATGACCTTTTGGCTCCATTGTAGAGCCGCCCTGGAATCCACTTTCTGTACCGTAGTTAAATCTCCAACTAATATTGTTTTGTAGTCCATTATATTGTCCTAACATATATTGGTGATCTTGACCCATCGTATAATTTTCTTCTCCGCAATTTCCTACTGGCTTACTTACTGTTCCTGAAGTTGTATCACTGGTCATATTAGTTCTACGTAAGTTATATCCGCCGCTATACGAACCTTCATTGCCGCACCATAAGCTGTTTCCAGTTAATTGTTTACTTTGTACAGACTTTTGTTGGTGATTATTACTTACGCCTGTGGTATATCCTCTTCCAAAGTTTTGTCTAGTTGCAAAGTTAAATCTTTGTTCGCTAGTGTTACCTGTCCACAATATGCCAAATGTTTCATGACTTCCTGCCCATGTATTACCAGTCGTCCAGGCAGTTCCTACAGTACCATTCATTACCTCAGCAGTCAAATTAAATTCTTCCCAGTTGCCGCCGGCGCCGCCGCCACTTACCCAAGCATAGTAATGTTCTTGGAAAATAGCACCAAATCTAAATCTGTTACCATCATCAAAATCCCATTTGTTTAGATGTGTATATCCTATTTCTGAACGCATGTTAAAACCGGAACTATAGTTAGAACTAATTGCATGTCCGCCACCTGCACCAAAAATCCATCCAATGTCTTTTGAACAAGCACCTGGATTGTAGTTAAATGCACGAATACGTCCGTCACCTAAGTTGATTGTTGTATCGCTGTTAGCAAATGTTCTATTAACATTAGACCAAGCAACACTATTCTTGTATCCGCCTGCCATGTAGTGGGTAGTAATAATAGTCCGTGCTTTAAAAGGAATTGCAAGAGACTGCCAAGTTCCGTTTGATTTATAAAATTCTAAATTACCTTCGTCTGTGTTAAATCTAACAGACCCGAGTTGGGGATTTGTACGTTGGGAACTATTTCCCGTAGGAAGCCTTAAGTATCCTGTATCATTGATTGTTAACTGTTTCCTGAACTCTGCCATTTTTAATTACTTCCTGTTAATGTATTTATCAGACACCAAAACGTCCTCTTGTATCCGAAAACAATGTAGATAATTCTGTATCACTTAGTGCTCTGTCATGTAGTGAAAAATAACCTATACGCTGACCAGGGCCTCTATATTGCCAACTTCCTTGATCGTCTACTTGTCCAATAAACAATGGATCAGTATTTCCATTTCTAGCATCAATTCCTACTGAGTTTGCGTTTGCGCTTCCGTTACGATATGCTCTCATTGTACCATTGCGAGATGTTACAGTGATCATTTGCCATGTATTTTGAAAAGTTATAGGATCGGTTGTATCAACAGTTTGCTGACTTTGGCCATCACCGTTCCAAGTTATATGAAATCTGCTACTTGAGCCACTATAGTACCAACACGCCGGACGTCTACGTCCTTGTGCGTTTCCCTTACAGAAAAATTGTGTCCAAGTACCATTATCGTCAAATGTTGGATATACCCAAACATTATAGGTCCAGTTTCTATGACTATAATTCAAACTAGGAGAAGCTAACACAGAAATATTGTTATTATTATTTAAAACTTGGTTAAAATAAGATTGCTGGCCATTACTTACCCAAGTTGTACCATATAATGTTCCGTGGTTGTTTTGTCCTGAAAGATCGTAAACTGTTACGCCACTTCCTGGATAACTCGCAGGATCACTCGGATCGAATAATAAAACTAATCCTTCGTCAATATACCCGCCGCCATAATTTGCTCTTGTATCGCGCCACTGTCCTTTGTAGTAATGTTCAACATATTGTAGATCGGTGTTAAAGCGTAAATTAGCTGTAGTGTCTTGTCTAGCTCCATTATTTCCGTTTGGCAAAACAATGCCTTTACCTATATCCGATCCAGATAAATTCACATTTGTATTTTTAATATTTGCCACTAGAAACTCCTAATTACTTTTTAATCTGTGTAGCTAATTCTTTTACTGCTTCTATTAAATATGCTGTTAACTTAGTATATTGGATTCCTTCCGGTTTTCCATCTTTATATGAAACTACATTTGGGATCACATCTGCCACTTCTTCAGCAATCAATCCTGCTTCATTTTGGCTAGATCCATCTTTTCTATCATAAATTTTACCAGCTAATTGCAAAATGCTTTCAAGGGCATTTTCAATTGGGTTAATATTTTCTTTATAAGCAATACTAGATGTCTCTGTTATAGTTGAAGCACTTAAAGTATTAAATGTACCGTTTGCTGCACTAGATCCGCCAATAGTTGTTCCGTCAATCGCTCCACCGTTAATATCTACAGAGCTACCTAAACTTGCTGTACCACTTACTGTGCAATTTGTCACACCTATTGCTGAACAACTTAGTGTACCCGTTGAAGGAACAAAAGATAATTTAGAACTTGAAGTGTTAACAGAACTTACGCTACCGCTTGTGCTTGTTGATATTAAAGGATAGTGAGTAGTTCCGCTACCTGTTTGGTCACTTATTCCTATTCCAATTGAAGACCATGTCAAATTTCCGCTGCCGTCTGTTTGCAGGTATTGACTTGCACCGCCGTCGTCTGCAGGGAATGTCAAGGTATAATTAGCAGCTAATGTTCCAGGAGATTTTAAAGATACTGAGAAGGAACTAGCGTTATCTGCCAACTTCAAGGAAGCACCTGCATTTACTTGCAAATTTGTTGCTACTCTTACTTCACCGGTGCCATTTGGATCTAATGTTAAATTAGCATCGGGCGTAAGCGTAGTAACCACGTTTTCTGTAGTAGATAGTACACCTAAAATTGGTCCACCTAATACACCTGTTGAAATTCTACGCATTATTTTCTCCTTATGCTAGTGATGTTTCTATACCAAATACGACCGCCGACATATCAGTGCTGTTGCAATAGCAAACAATTTTACTGCCTGCGCCTAAAACAATGCCGCCTCTTTCTAGCACACCGTTTGCTAGTATTTCTGTATCAAATTCTATATATTCAGCATTTGTTGGTGTGTCTGCTGCTGCGACTGCAATACGTACATCACGTGTTGTTGCTGCTCTATTACACAAGTTAACTGACACTACTGAAAAAGTATCAGCAGGACAAGTATATAGTGTAGTGTTTGTTGCGGCACTCAAGTCCGCTGTTCCTAATACTCCTGTTGCCATTTTTTAATCTCCATTATCTCAACATGTAGTTAATTGCTAGTGGGTAACCTGTGATACCACCAGTAAAGTTCATAGTTCCAGTGATATTTATCGCTGAACCTGATGCTGTAGTTATAATATTCGAACCAATGAATATATCTCCAGCTGTGACTGTGTTTACGTTCAAGGACGCACCACCACCACCAATTTGTGCTTCAATGTATGCTTTCACAGCTCTTTGTGTTGGAACAACATTGTCGCTGTTTGCAGTCATGAACGGGTCAGTACTAAATTCGTTAACTGCTGCACTATTACCGCCTAGTGTTACTTCGCCTAGCGATAGTTCTTGTAGACCTGCAATGTTAAATGCTTCAGCATCAAGTGTAGCAACACCAGTTGCCTGTTCAACGCTAAACAAGTTACCAACTCTAAAGTTACCATCTTGGTCTGTAGCAGTAAAGAACACTCGTCCACCGTTAAACTCTTTTGTTTCGTCTGCTGGGTCAGGATCAACAAGAGGCGTATTTGGGTAATTTGTTTTAGTAAAATTACCTGTACCAATATCAAGGAAGTCGTGTCCAGTTAAACGTACCTGTGAATAACGTATTCTACAAGTTACTGACGCTTCGTCAGTAATTTCATCTGCAACTGTTACCTCTGGAGACACGTTTAAAAATGCTGTATATGAGCCATCTTCGTCGCCTACAAAACTAACAACATTTACAAGTTTATATGTTGTAGACAATCCGCTAAACACTACGTTAGATCCTGGAACTGGTCTTGCTGTTAGTCTCTTAACAGCAATAAATGATCCAAATTGTATAAAGTCTGCGCCACCATTAGAGTTGTTATCGTTAATGTCTGCTGTTGCTTCAAGATATCCACTACCTCTATTGTTGTAGGTTGGATTAGCAAGAACTCCGCTACCTACACGCACTCTAACATTAATATCATAAATGTTAGCAGGATCTGTGACAGTTACAGCAGGTAAATTTAAAGGATCATAACACGAACCTGGCTCCTGTAGTCTTATTTCGAAAATTTTCTCACTTGCTACACCTACACGAGCTATTGCTTTGGCTCCGAGTCTAGCGTATGCACCTCCGGTTCCTGCTGCATTGGGTAGTAGAACGAACTTTCCTGTTCTATTAGGATTACCAAACGCACAAGCATTATACCCACCTGTTATAGTAGTGACTGTATATGCTTGCCAGTAAATACCATCCTGCGACCATTGCACTTCATTTGTATCGTCTGAAGTAATTACAAAAACGCCCTGTCCATATGCAATTTTACGTTCAGTAGCAGTTAATGGCAATGCTAAAGATCCGTTTGTCCAATTTTTACCATCTAATGAATACATAGTTCCATTAGTACTTCCTAATATTACCCAATGGTTATTACCAAAAGCAATATCTGTAGCAGAAGCTGCTGCGCTAGGTAATGAGATACTATTCCAAAGTATTCCGTCTTCTGACCAAACTGCATTAGTAGAACCACTTTGAACAGCTACAAATATACCTTGTCCGAATGCAATAGCATCATAACCAATACCAGGTAAAGCATTTGTATTAAGTGTCCAAGTAGCACCAGCATCTTGTGAGTATGCAACATCTTGGTCTGCTGAACTAATAACAACATATCTGTTATCATTAAGTGCTACATTACCAAATGCAACTCTTGTTTCTGCACCAGTGTTCAATCCTCCTGGAAGTGTTGTGCTACTCCAAGTATCTGCATCCGCACTGTATGCTACATTGTTGCTACCATCTGCAACAACAACTACACTACTTACAAAATAGTCTGATGAACCATCATCTAGCAGACCACTAGCAATACTTGACCAGGTTCCTGATCCTGCTGTTGGCAATGTTTCCGCTGTCCACGTTTCACCGTCTATACTTAATGCTGCTGTAGTAGTTGTGTTACTAATTGCAAGGAATTTACCTTTTTGTCCAACACCGCTTATATCTAATCCAGTAACAGCACCGTTTGTATCTACACTAGTAACAGTAATAACTAGATCGTTAGCTGGACTTGCACCGTCTAAACTTGTACCGGCAATGGTTACTGTTTCTAGTCTAACGTATCCTGATCCGCCAGCATTAATACTTACATAGTATTTGCTTCCTGTTCTAGTAACATCAAACGTAGCACTCAATCCGTTAGCACTTGATGTACCTGAAATACCTGTGTATTGTGCTGATGTTTCAACATAATCTACATCTACCCAAGTAGAACTTGATGGTAAAGTAATCGTGCCGTTTGACTTAGGAGGAGCAGCAATATCAAGAGCTGGTTCTATTTCATATGTTGTAGAACTATTAGGTGCAACGATAGCAGTACCCGGAACAAAATGATCCCAACCTGCTGCTCCGTCTGATTCTCTTACAACCGTAGCAATCTTTGTTCCGGAATCATATGTATCTATTAATGCATATTGGCCAATTCCTGCACCACCTGATAAAATAACTTTCATGCCGGGGTATGCTGTAGAACTTGCTCCGTCTGTTGCTGCAAGAGAAATGCTTGTTGTTGTACCGCCTTGTGCAGTGTTTTGTACAACAGTAAATCCGTCTCCTCCAATTTCTCCGCTAGAGTCGTCTAAATCTAATAGTTTTACTTCAAATATACTGTCATCTCTAAATTCGTTTGCAACAACTTCTTCATTATCACCTGCGCCAAAGAAATCAATCTGTGCCTTTGTATAGTCGTTTCCTGCATGACTAAATTCTGCTACTAAAATTTTATCTTGGTCTGTTACAACATTTGATATCACAGCATTATATTGGCTAACGTTATCGACTGCGCCGGTTACTGGAGTTTCTTCAGCGTCGAATCCTTCAGCAATACTACCAAAGTCTCCGTATGAGTTGTTACCATTCGTTGCACGTATTCTGCCGCCATTTTCTGCAAGGTATCCAACGTGTGAATAGTAGGTAAACACCGACACAAGTTCTGCTCTACCATTATTCGTGATCCAAGCACCGATGCCGTCGCCCATCAATTGAGTAAAATCGTTTGATACCATTGAGTCGTTGCCGCCGTCGTGTAGTGCACCGTCGATTTTTTGTCCGATACATGCATAACCGAAACAAGAACAGTTTTGCATATAAGGCGATCTTGCGCTAATCCAAGCACGTTTATCTGCTGGACCCCAACCTGGGTCAAGACTTGCATATGCACCAGCTGTCGGTCTACTTGTACCGTAAGCATTTGCAGGTCCTAAATCGCCTCTTAGTCCGTCTAATGTTTGCAAACGTAGTCCAGTATTGTTCCTCATGTAGTAGAAATCTTCTTCTTGAGATCCGTTTACTGCGTTTACATAATACCTTGCTGCAAGTTTAGACTTATAACAGCCCGGTAAGTAAAGAGTTAAATCAGTAGTTCCGGCAAATCTATATTCACGTTTAAATTCTTGTGGATATTGTATATCCCATTTGATTGCATCAAGGTATGCTTTTATGTCTCTACTACAAAGTGCGACATTATAATCATATGCCTTTTCCATAGTAAATAATTGTGCATATGTATCATCTAAAAATCTAATAACACTTCTGCGGATATCTGTTTTGTTAGCATAGATAGCAACTTGTGCATCTTGTAGTGCTTGTGGTGCCCAACTAACGTCCGGATATTCTACAGTCGGTAAGCCGTCTAGGTTACCGTCATTGATAACATCTTCGGTAATTTGAATAAGATCTTGTGCTAGTGTTTGTTCAGTTGCACTTGCTGCTGTTCCACTTGTATCTTGACTTACACCTACCTGTAGTGGGAACCCTGTGCCAACATCTGCAGTAGTTTCAACAATGACAAATCCTGCTGCACTTGCTAGATAGTCATATGCTCCAACTGTTGCAAGTTGCTGTCCAGCACCTAATTGGCTTGCTGCGCCAACAAAGTATGATTGTGCTGCTCTAACACTTGCACTATTTCCGCCATACATAATGTCGTAGCATAGCGCATCAACAATATATCCAACATCGCGTTCACACTTTGCACTATCGTAAACAAGTGCTGGGAAGTTATCGGCAATATACTGCGTAACTTCCGCTTGTAGGAATGCTCTATTTGCTATAAGCTGCGCTACAGCATTTTGTGTATTTGCTGTTGCACCTGTTGGGGCAGGAAAACTTAGTGTATCTGCTACGCCGTCTCCTGGGACAGATACGCTGACTGTACCATTTTGTAGTACGTCAATTACTTCGTCAAAGCCTGCATCTGCTCTAGTTTGAGCAGTTGTACTTGTTCTTACTTGGTTGATATAACCAACCTTAGACTTAGCATGATTAATACCTGCAATAGTCTGTGTTAATTGATCAGCAGTAACAGTAGCACCGCTTGCTCTTTGATAAGAAATACCATTATATACACTATTATAGTTAGTACCTAATACAACGTCATACGCAACACCATCTAAAATATATCCTGTATCTCTTGAACATTTAACTTTATCATAGTCAAATACAGGAAGAGCTTCCTGTACAGTAACTAACGTTCCGCCTACTGAGTCTGTTAAAGTAAATGTAGTGCTACTTAAAATATCTTTAACGTAGTATGTTGTATCCTCAACTAATCCTGCATTTGTTACACTGTTAGTTGAGTCGTCTTTATTTACAAACTTCACAGGCATATATGGTTTTAACCAACTTGTATCGCTTGTATTTAAAATACCACCAACATTTACAGTTTCAGTGATTGACGTTTTAAAGTGCTCTGTGACATGAGAGTGTACTTCTTGTACAATAAAATCCTTGTTTAATTCTAAATGTCTAATTGCGCTATAGTTATGATTTTCGTCAGTTTGTCTATTGCTTCCATTTGCATCACCGCCAAAAATTACATCTGTTACAAAATCCCAAGTATTATTAATGCTAACAATAGCACCTGGATTTGTATTTACTGAGTCGATAACTTTTGTACGAGCAAATTCTAAAGCAGCAATAGTTGCATCTTTTTGGGCTCCTAATACTTCTGCTGCTGGAGCTCTCAAATACGAGTATGCTGCAATTATACTTGCAAAGTTTGTCTGGAGCATCATATCATATCTTGCAGAGTCGATAATAATGTTAACATCTCTCATACATTTTGCTTGATTATAAACAAAATCAGTATTAAATGTAGTGTTAATATACTGAATTGTGTCTAAGATAGTTTGTGCTTCTGCACTATCAATTGCTGACTTTTCAGTTTGAAGTGTAGCACTTACTGATAGTGCTGATAAGTCTGGTGATACAATAGCAGGTAAACTATCCAAGTTCCCTGCATCTAGTGCGTTAGTAATAATTGCCATTTTAGCAATAAGAGCGTTACCTTCAGTAGATGTAGCTGCTGTTCCTGAAGTGTCTTGTGTTAAGCCGTTTCCTGAACTTTCAGTTACATTAACTTCTCGTACAATTTCGTCTAAGACTGCTGACAATCTACCATATGCTAAGGATGTTTGTTCAGTTTGCTCTGCTGGGTATGCTGTGCCATCGTCGCCAAAATAAGATTGTGCAACACGAGTAGTTGCTAGTGTACCGCCATATAAAATATCAAAGCACATTGCATCAACAATATATCCTGTATCTCTTGAACATTTTGTAGAATTATATTCAAACTGATACCAAGGGCTTACTGGATTACTAGCATTAGCTGCAATTTGGTCGTCGATCCAAGCAACAATTTCTGCCTGGATATATGCTCTGTTTGCAACAAGTTGATTCTTTGCATCTTCTGCATTTGTGCTAGGCAAAGTAGCCGGTGCTGGGAAACTAAGAGCATCTACAACGCCGTCTCCTGGATCTGCAGTGCCTACGCTTCCATTTTCTAAAATGTCAGTTACTTCGTTATAGGCAGCAAGGTGTCTAGTAATAGCTGTAGAATCGCTTAATTCATCTTCAAGTGTATCTCTAGCGAAGTTGATAGCGCCTATTGTTGCTGCTAATTGATTCTGCTTTACAATATACGCATTAGGTCTGGTATAAGCAATACCGTTATAAACAGCGTTAAAGTTTGTTCCTAAGGCAACGTCAAAAGCTAGATCAGAAATTATAATATCTAAATCTCTACGACATTTTGCACTGTCGTAGTTAAAATTACCAAAGTATTTGCTAATAAAATCGATAGTATCGATTTGAATCTGACTACTTGCGTTTGTCATTGCAGTAGATGCAGCAACTAAGTCGCTATCAGCATTTGCTGTGCTTGGATAGGTAATGGTTGGTGCATTATCAAACCCGTCTCTTATAACAGTAATCACATCGTCCATCAAACTACCAATAGTGTTTGATGTTCCTGCATTACCAGCATCTGGGTTTACAACCTGAGTTGTTTCTGAATACACAGGACTAACAGTAATATTTCTACATACAGTTTGCATTAACGATTTTAAATAAGCATATGCTGCAAGTGTTGCTGTTTTTTCAGTAGAATTAATTTGAAGGTTATTAGATGCGCCATCAAAATATGCTTTTCCTGCTTCTACACTTTGCCAGTTGCCGCCATAAGTTAAATCATATAATACAGAATCGATGATGAAACTTGCATCTCTACGACACTTAGTTCGGCTGTATTTTAGATCTGGATAGCCGTCATCCGCGTCTGCTAGATATGCCATCATTTCGTCTAAAATAAATTGTTGGTTTGCCCTTATTAAATCTCTACCGTAACCGTCTGCGCTGTCTGAAAATTGATCGATAGCAATATGTTCGTATTCTAGTTTTTGATTGACTCCGAAGTCAATATTTCTACGAATAACTCTTGCAAGTTTTCCTACAGCAGTTTCTTGAGGTGCTTCAGCTAATGGATATTCTGAAACTTGTGTTAAAGTGTTGCCTGTAGTTTTTTCTACAGTATAACCTCTAACAACATCATTTAAAACTTTTTCCATCCTCTTAATGCCTTCAAAACTAAATTTTGCATCAGAAGCTGGAGTTAATTGATCAGCTTGATTATACTTTGTTCTAGCATTTACATTTGTTGCACGTAGTTCGTCTCCCATTACACATGTTTCTCTAGGAACAATTATCGGTAGTACTTCGTAATATCTACCTGTTGAAACTCTAATAAGTGTAGTAGGCCAGTCTTCTGCAGGTATGTCATCTGCTACTCCTGCTGTGATTGCATCAGTAATGATTTTTACTAATGCTGTACAATCTGACAGTACAGTTTCTGCCTGCAACCCTGTTTCTGTATATTGCTCTACAATAGCAGTTGAATTATCTCCATTTGCAACTTGATAGTTTGTGCTAGGTGCTGTTTGATTTAACACAGCTTCAATTACAGTCAAGCCGTAATTAATACTTGCCTTTGTTTCGTCTTTTTGTGTTAGATACGGTGATCCTGCAGTGTCGTTGACATAACTTAGTGCAGCTTCTCTCGATTTAGCATTGCCGCCGTGTGTGATATCCCAAATTAAAGCATCAACAATAAAGCCCATATCTCTTTCGCATTTTGCACTTTGATATGCAAAACTAGTAGTGAAAGGCGCAATGTTATTTGTTATTTGGTAATCAGTCCACTCTACAATTTCTCTTTGAATAAATTGTCTGTTAAGTTCTAATAACCTTGCTGCATTTGGATTTTTTGCTCCTTTTTCTACTTGCTCGCAAGCATAACGGATAGTTTTAAAGGGCCTGTCAATAGTTTTACCATAAATTGGAGAAGGACTATCAACACCATGTTCAGCTACCCAATAAACATCTTCTGCAGAACCTAATGTTGCCCATTCAGGTAAATTATTTGCTCCAACAGTTAAAACTTGTCCATCAGTTCCGATTGGAAGTCTAGCAGGAGCAGATCCTGTATAATATACCAAGTCTCCTGTAGTAGTAAGTACATCTTCTTCTTTACCTATTGCGAGAATATTCCAATAAGTTCCAGAAGTATCTAAATCCGGACGAGAGTTTTGTGCTCCGCCACCTGGTTCGATTTTAGTTTCTGTGCTAAAATCGTCTCCTTCTGAAATGTGTCCTCCTACACATACATATGTATTTGCACCGTAACGCACTACATCACCTAAGAAGTACTCTTGATCATCTAGCCATTCGCCACGCCAGTCAAGTCCGCTGTTTAATCTGTTCCAATATGTTGCATTAGGAGGTTGTTGATTAGAATGATCTTGAATACAAATATATGTATATCCACCTTGTCTTACTAATTCACCTACCCTATATTCATATGAAGAGCTATCTTCTCCCCATTCACCTAAAAATCTAATACCTTGCGAAAAAATTTCCCAGTCAACTGCTTCTTGTGCAGGTTTTTTCTCAACGTTTGATGTTTTGGCAATATAAGTATTGCCTCCGTAACGTACTACATCACCTTCTTGGTATGGAGTATATGCGTCCCATTCGCCTTCAAATTGGAATCCTTCAACAAATTTTTCCCAATTAGCACTATCTGTGCCAAATGCTGCACTTGCAGTGTGTGCTGTAGTACATACCCATAGTCCTGCGCCGTATCTAATAACATCATTTACTTTGTATCTAGTACCTGTGACCCATTCGTATTTGTAGTCAATTCCTTGGTTGAATAAATCCCAGTTTGCAATATCCGCTTCTAGCCCGTCAGCAGCAAGAGCTTGTGATGTATGTGCTGTATTGGCCACGTACACAGATGAACCATATTTTACAACATCATTAATTTTATAACTTGTT